CGCCAGATCGGTGCGGCGCTGGAGATCCCTTACGAGCTTCTCGTGAAGAACTTCACAGCGTCCTACAGCGCGTCGAGGGCTTCGCTTTTGGAGGCTTGGAAGATGTTCCGCATGCGCCGCGAATGGCTCGTGGGGAACTTCTGTCAGCCGATCTACGAGGAGTGGCTGACCGAGGCTGTTCTGAAAGGTCGTGTGCAAGCACCCGGCTTCTTCGATGATCCGGCAATCCGTGCAGCTTGGTGCGGGGCCGAATGGTTCGGCGATGCGCAGGGACAGCTTGATCCGCTGAAGGAAGCCAACGCGGCGAAGGTCCGTGTCGATGAAGGCTTCAGCACTCGAGAACGCGAGGCGGCTGAGCTCACCGGCATGAAGTATGACCAGGTTCACGCGGTGCGAAAGCGCGAGGAGGCAATGCGCAGGGAAGACGGTCTGAGTGCGACAGCTCCGGCTCAACCGATGACGGAACCGGAGAAGGAGGAAACAGATGAAGAATAAGTTTTGGAACGTCAAGGCCGAGGGGAAACGGGCGCAGCTCGATCTTTTCGGCTATGTCGGCGGGTCGAAGGACGATCCGTGGGGGAAGGGCTTCAACGAGGCTGAATTCCTCGCGGACTTCCGAAAAATCCCGTCCGATAGCCCTCTTGATATTTCGATCAATTCGTTCGGCGGGGCCGTCTATACGGGCTTGTCCATTTATTCGCTTCTAAAGGCGCATAAGGGACAGATTACCTTCCGAATTGACGGCGCTGCCATGAGTGCTGCGACGATCATCACGAGCGTGCCTGGCGCGAAAGTCGTCATGCCGAGGGGCTCAATGATGATGATCCACAAGGTCAGCTCTGGCGTCTGGGGGAACACGGACGACATGAGAAAGGCGGCGGACGACATGGAGAAGCTTGAGGACAACCTCATTGACATCTATGTCGAAAAGACCGGTCGCACGGTTGCCGAGATCAAGGAAAAGGTCAACGCCGAGTCCTATTTCACAGCAGAAGAGGCTGTGGAGTTCGGTCTGGCTGATGAGATTGATGAAACGACGGAGGTCAAGAACACGGCTTCTGGCGGTTTCGTCATGTTAAACGGCCTGAAGGTAGATTCGCGTTTCTTTGCGAATG